GTCGATGCACCCGAAGCTGAGGCTCCTGAGGCGGTAGAAACTGCCGAGACGGCCGAGCCGGATGGCTCCTATGCCTGCGCTGAAGCGCTCAGCTTCGTGCCGAACGTCAAGATCGTCTCCGATGTGAACGGCGGTCGCAAACTCGAATTTGGAGCCGCTGAATAATGGTTGACGACGTCACCCCCGCCACACCTGCCGCGGCAACGCCTGCTGCTGCAGCGACCCCTGTATCCGCCGTGGCCGCAGTTTCTGCCGCAGCTGCAGCGCCTGCGTCGATGGCTGATCCAGCCGCTGCCGCAGTTGCTGCTGAAGCTGCAGGAACGCCAGAGGCGGTCGCCGCTGAAGGCTGGGACGTCACGAAGCTGGGTGAAGGATACGTCAAGGACGGCAAGCCGGACTTCGATGCCATCACCGCCGCGCTGGGCAAGGTCCATGTGGACATGCCGGCGGAAGACGCCACCTATGACCTGTCATTCGGCGAAGGCTTCGACATCAAGGGCGAAGACGGCGAGATCGCCAAGATCGACCCGGCTGATCCTCGCGTTGCCGACATGACGACATGGGCCCGTGAAAATGGGATCGGCCAGAAAGCCGTGTCGGGCCTGATGGCCATCTACGGCAACATCATCAAGGACGCCCACGGGCAGAATTCGACCGGCGCTGCCGAGCGGATGGATGCCGAATGGGCGAAGCTGGACCCCGATAAGGGCAAGGCACAAGAGCGAGCCACCAAGGCCGCGAACGGAATCTACCAGGCGCTGGGTAAAGAAAATGCCGCCCTGTCGTCCCGGTTCATCGATGCGATGGCCGACGCCGACATGGTGAAGTTCACGGAAATTGTTCTCGACCGCATCGGCGGCGAGGGCGCGGCATCACCGACTGCGGCGGATCTGGGCACATCGAAAGTGCCAGACGCCAAAGTCTTCTTCGATCACCCCACGTCTCAGAAGCGGAGCTAAAACCTGATGGACGCGACTCGTAACCCTACCCTCGCCGATCTGAAAGCCCGCCTGGATGCCAATGGCAAACCTGCGCGCATCATCGAGATTCTGATGCGTGAAGATGGCATCCTCGAAGACATGCCGATGATCGAGTGCAACCAGAAAACGAAGCACGTCACCACGCTTCGCACCAAGCTGCCGACCCCGGTCGCCCGCCTGTTCAACCGCGGTACGCCGGCCACCAAGTCGGACGTTGGCACGATTGAAGAAGCGCCGATCATGCTCGAAGATTGGGCTGAAGCAGATGCCGACATGGTCGACAAGAACGGCGAAGGCTACCGGATGGGCGAGCATACCGCGCACATCCAGGGCTTCAACCAGGAAGTCGGCCGCATGGCCTTCTATGGCAACTCGAACCTCAATCCGTTCGATGAGTTCATGGGCCTCGCGCCTCGCTACAACTCGCTGACCGACCCCGAACTGCAGGATTATACCATCACGGGCGGCGGTGCCGCCAGCAACAACACCTCGATCTGGATGATCAATTGGGGTGAAGAAACCACGCATGCCATCTATCCGGCCGGCTCGCCTGCGGGCCTGAGCCACAAGGATCTTGGCAAGCGCGTCAAGACCTATGTCGACGGCTCCAGTGTTGAGCGGAACATCGAGGTCTATGACGACAAATATGCCTGGGACATCGGCTTCGTTGTCCGCGACTACCGCTCGATCGTTCGCATTCCGAACATCGACGTCACTGCCCTGAAGGCCGATCCGACCACCGGCGGCGCTGACATCTACGAGCTGATCAGCCGCGCTCAGGAACGCATTCAGGGCAACGGCCGCACTGTCATCTACGGTAACCGCAAGGTCCGTGAGTTCGCGCGTCTCCAGGCGCAGAACAAGAAGAACGTGCGGATCACCCCGAACGAAGTAACCGGCAAGCGGGTGATGGATGTCGACGGCATTCCGTTCCGTCTCGCCGACGCCCTGGTCAACAACGAGGCCACGGTCTCTTAAGGCCGTCAGCAAACAAAGGAAACGAACATGATTGGTGACGCGCTACTTCTTACTTTCGATGGTGCCGACGCAACAGCCGGTGCCCTGCACACGTCGACAAATATCCCGCTCCCGGCATACGATTTCGGGGTACAGGGTGCCGAGCACCTGGACGTTATGTTCCAGGCTCACTCGGTCCTTACCGCAGCAACTCGTGTTGAACTGATCTTCCAGACCTCTGCTGTGGCGAACTTCGCAACCGTCGACGTGGTCGGCTCGATCCTGTCGACCAATGCGAAGTATCGGACATCACCGTTCGAGCCGCTGTTCCTGCGCCTTAGCCGCCGGATGCTGGAGTTCAACCGCCTTATGGTGAACTTCGCGGTTCAGCCAACTGCCGGCACGTTCACCGCTGGTCTGGTTTCTGGTGTCAACACGCGCCGGAACTTCCCGAAGGGCTATTCGCACTAACAGGGGCATTCTGGGGATCATACAAGAGGGCTCGGCGTTGTTGCCGGGCCCTTTTTTTATTGGTGCGTACATTGCCGGATGGGCTGGATTTATCGTCGGCATTCCAAATAGGGAGTAAGCAAAATGGACAGTGATACGATTCAAGACGACCCAACAGTTGAAGTGCGACTGGTTGGCCCTGCCTATATCGGCGAGGAATATTTCGTAGCAGGCACAGAACTGCGTGTTCCGAAGTCGATGATGGACGCATGCACGGCGATGCGGCCGAAAGACGAGGACTTCGAGAAGCCGAAGATGCGCGACCTGTCATCGAAGGCGATGGCGACCCAGTCGCCGGCACGGATTGAGGTGGTTTCGCGCGTGAAGCCCGACCCGACCGAGAGGGCTCAGCCGCTCACGCTGCAGGCCGCGGGCAAGGCTCCGAAGCTGACCGGCCACGGCACGGGGAAGCCCAAGCCACCAGCGCCGGCGGTGCCAACAGCTGAAGAAGCGACGTTGGAGGAATGCCGCACGGCTGCATCCGGCGTTGATATGGCCGCTCTGCCAGCCGATTCTCTGACGCCGAAAGGCTACATGAAGAAGGCTGTTCTCGAACAATTGGTTGGTAAGCCGGTCTCGATGCCCGTCTTCCTTGACTTCATGAAACAAGACCCGGAGTAACGCTTCCTCCCGATTGCGCCGGATCTTGAGAGCCCCCCGTCGGAGCGCCCCGGCGGGGGGTTTGCTTTTGCGGTGCGTACATCTGACGCCTGTAACAGCGGCATCTTGTGGGCATGACCCTGTACGCCGCCCCCATTGAAGTGATGAATTCGATGATGCTGATGATCGGTGCAAAGCCGATCAATAGTATCCACGATCAGTCCAAAGAAAACATCGTTCTTCGCCAGCTCTATGAGCCATTGGTGCAGTCGGCGCTCTGTCGCCACGCCTGGACATGGGCCACGAAGACGACGGTGGTTCAGTCATCCTCGCAGTCAGTGGATGGCAACTATCTCTACCCGGTGCCGTCCGACTTCCTGAACGTGCGCTGGGTGCGCGCCGGCGGCACTGACATCCAGGTCGAGCACATGGAAGATGGGCACCTGAGCCTGCCGTTCCTGTCCGACCTCGAGCTTCACGGCAACTGGCGGGTGCCAGAGGCGCGGTGGCCGGCCGACTTCGCGGAAGCGATCGTTCTATCTGGGTATGGGATGCTGCTGCGGTCGCTGCTGAATGACTTCATCCAGGCTGATCGTGCTGACGATAAGGCCGAGAAGAAGCTGCGCTTTGCGATCGTGCGTGACCGTCGCCAGATCCGGGGCCGCGACATCAACCAGAATTCTGTGTTGTTGAACGCCTGGCGCGGGAGAAAAACTCGTGGCTCGGCGTAGAACCTTCTCGAATGACCTCACCGCCGGAGAAATCGGCCCGGAGTTCCTGCAGCGCACTGATGAGGAATTGCTCAACAAGAGCGCCCAGACGCTGGGGAACACGATTGTCCTGAACGCTGGCGGCGCGCGTCGGCGTCCGGGTGGCCGGCCCCGTGTGGCGACCAGTGGCGTGAAGCGCCGCCTCGAAGTGTTCGACCTGACCGACGATGACCTTCGCGAGGTTGTGATCTCGGCCGGCAAGCTGGAAATCTTCAATGGCGTGACGCTCGAGGATACGATTGTAGGGCCGTGGCTGGAAACCGACATCGACACTATCACGGTCGTCAACGGCGACAATGAGTTCTACATTCTGGGCGGCTTCCCGATCCAGGTGCTTGCTTATGATGGCGCGACGTTCTCGATGGGCGCCTTCGTGTTCTCGAGCGGGATCGGTTCGGCCCTTCGCCAGCCATATTGGAGATTCGCCGCCAAGGGCATCACGCTCCTGCCGTCGGCTGCATCCGGTACGATTACGGTCACGGCATCGTCTGCGGTCTTTGTCGCTGGCCATGTCGGCACTCGGTTCCGCTATCTCAATAATGAGATTGAGATCACGGTCGTTACCAGCGATGTTCTTGCCACAGGTACGGTCATCACGCCGCTTTATCCGACGGTTCAGATCACGGTCAGCAGCGTGGCGCCATACAAGGTCGGCCACATCGTCAAGGGCGACACGACAGAGATCCAGGGGCAGGTTGCGGCCGTTGGCGTCGGCACGATCGATGTCACCCTGCTGGATGGCTACACCTATTTCGATGCGGCCGAAGTGATTGTGTCTCCCGAGGGCAGGGCGACAGCGTCAGGCGTGTCTCTGGTCTCGCCGGCAGCGTCAACGATCTGGGACGAGCAGATGGTCAGTTCGGTGAGGGGATACCCTCGCACGGGCGCCCTGCACCGCAACCGTCTTATCCTGGCCGGCTTCCCAGAGGCGGCGAACGCTGTTGCCGCATCGGCCATCGGGTTCCCGAAAGACTTCGACCTTGGCTCTGCAGCCGATCAGGACGCCTTCATCGAAGCGCTGGGCGATGATCCAAACGCAGCCATCCGCCATATCATCGCCGCTGAGCAAATGGTCCTACTGACCGATCGCGGGTGCTATTATGTGCCGGAGAGCGAGCAGTCGCCGCTGTCGCCGACACGGGTCCAGTTCCTGCGCATTTCACCCGATGGCGCGTCGAGGGTCCGCCCGATCCTGACGCCTGAAGGCGTGGTCTTCGTCGACAATGCAGACAGGCTTCTGGTCATCGCCGCCACCGGTAGCGTCCGGGCATCATGGGCAGTGTCCGAATTGTCACTGCTGGCGAAACACCTGGTCACCGGCCCGATTGAACTGACCTATGTCGATGGTCTGGGTGCGCGCTCTGAGCGCTACATTCTCGTTCGCAATGCGGATGGTACGATCGCGGTGATGAACTATCGCCGCGGCGCCGATCAGGCTGGGATGACGCTCTGGACGCCGGCGCCGGGCACGGACTGGCAAGCCTTCGCCGCATGGAAAACCGGCCTGTATTGTGTGCATGACGGGATCCTGTGCGACATCGACCTCGATACAGTGATGGACCTGCAGTGTGACTATTCTGCCGCATGCCCGCTGATGACGGGCCGGTCGGTCTACGTCATGCGGGGCAACCAGGTCTGGCAGGGGCCGTTCACCGTCGATGGGTCTGGCTTGATTGACGGGATTGCGCCAGCTGCCGGGCTCGCGATTGGCCATGACTTCCGCGTGTCGGTTCGCCCGAATGCGCCGGTCAGCAAATACATCGGGTTCGAACGCCGCCGCTATCCGCGTCTCTGGGTGGACGTGCTCAACAGCGGCGCCTTCCGCGTCAATGGCGATCTGCGCACGGGCTGGACATCGCTGGATGACATCGAGGCCCCCGCACCGTGGATGACCGGTGGTCAGGAGCCGTTCTTCCTGCTGGGCTTCGATCCAAATGAAATGCCTGAAATCAGTCAAGAAGTCGGAGAGGGTGCGCCGTTCCTGCTGCGCTCGATGACGTTGGAGGTATCCTACTAATGGCCGCTGCCGCACCATTCATCGGAGCCGGAGCCGGAGCGGTCAGTTCCCTCGCAGGCGGCTTTGCAAAGTCACGCTCACTTGATGCCCAGGCTAAAAGCGCAGACTACCGGGCCAAGGGCATCGCCCTTCAGGGAAAGCAGATGGCCGCAGAGCGGGCGACCGACCTCAACGACGTGCTGTCAACGATCGATGGTATCCGCAGCCAGCGGAACGTCTCTCTCGACAGCCCAACGGCGATGGTCATCGAACGCCAGCGGATCAGGAAGAATGCTGAGGTCAGCAACGCTGAACAGCTGGGCGTTGGTCAAGATCTCACATCTTCGAAATATGAGGCCAGCCAGTACCGGGCGGGCAAGAAGTTTGCCCTGATCTCCGGTGTTGCAGGCGCTGTCGGCTCGCTGGCTAGCGCATTTCCGGCGGGGGGCTGATCATGGCTGATGGTTTGCCAGACGTTCAGGGCCGGGCGATCACTGCACCGGGCGAGATTCGCGGCGCCGGTGTGGCAGATGCACAGGCCGCGTCCATGTTCGACAAGGTGGCCGGCGCTGCCCAGCAGATCGGGCAAGTCGTCAATGCGCGCGCCGTCAAGCAGGCCAAGAAGGATGCGCTGAAGGACTTCAACGACCGGGACCAGTTTGCCGAAGACATCGGCGCTGACAATCTCGGCAAGTTCAACAAGCGCAGCGGCGCGCTGGGTCTCCAGACGGCCGGCGACCACGCCTATAACAACATGGTCGAAGCGCTCTACCTGCAGCGCTCGAAGACAGACATCTCCGCCAAGGCCGCAGAGTTGCGCGCTGATCCGAAGAATTTCGGCAACGTCGAGAAGTTCGACGAGGGCATGAGCGCGTTCCGCGATGGGATGGCGGAAGACGTTGACCCGAACTTCGCCGAGCAAGTTTTCTACGAACTGGATTCGGTTCAGCAGACGGTGCGCGGGCAGGTCGCTGGCGATCGGCAGGCGGCG